AATATCCCCAGTTAAACCTCTTGTAGATGCATCATTTAAATATTTCCAGTCAGTTTTGTAGAAATCATAAGAACCTCTTCTAAAACCAGAAAATCCAAAGTTAAGCGCCATATCTTCTTCATTATCAAATAAACCATAAGAAGCTGCAGCAGTAGAAGCATAACCTCCACCAGCCATAGCTGCGATCATATCATCAAAATCTAAAGCAGTTTGTCTTTGTAAGAAAAGCATGTTTTCTTCAATAGCACCTTGCTTATCTAAGTTTTTAAGGATCTCATCGAAATCTCCCATTGCACCAGAACCTGGAGCAGCAGCACCTGCAAAACCTTGATATACGTTACCTCTTGCTTCAATAGCAGCGAATAAACCTTCTGTACCTTTTAGGTTAACACTAGTTTGATTTGGCATAGCAACTGTGTGACCAGCTTTTTCACCTTCAACTAATGACATCTCCATATAGTCTTCAAATCTTAGTCTCGTTTCAGACTCAGCTTTTAAATACCATAAGTATCCAGATGTTCCATCTTCAGTAGCTATTTCTACCCAACCGATTTGTGCAGCGTCAGAACCGTTTACTTCATACTTATCTCTAATAATAATTGGAGAGTTATGGTATTCAGTGAAACTTGGCTCAATAGATGATAAATCTTTGTCATCAGAACCTTTCCCGTATTCAGAACCATAAACAAATAAGTTCAAAGAATTAGCAGCGGTTAATTGTAACCCAGTAGAAACAGTAGTTTTGTCGTAAGGTACAACAACTATTTCAGCTTTAGTAGCACCACCAGTTGGCTGTGTTACAGTAGATACAATAAATTTCTGAGTAACTAAACCAGTAGCATTATCAGCAATCATAATAGTTTGATTGATTTTAATAGCTACAGTATTGTTACCTCTTCCATTTGTTGTTGGATTAGCTTCATCTAATTCAATTTCAAACGTAAGTCCAGACTTCCACTCAACTTGATTATAAGAAACGTGTAATCTATTTTGTTCAGACCAAAGTACTTGATCAGATGTCATTGGCATTTCAGCGCCAACCATTCTTAAGAAACCTGATAATGTTCTATTACCATATCTCTCAACTTCAGCTTCATAAAGCTCAGGCAGATATTGTTGTGCCCAATCGCTTGTACCATCAGCAAAGTTTAAGTAGTTGTTACTTAAAGCTTGCTTCTTTTGAGCTGGAATTAAACTTGCAGGAAAACTCCCACTTGTTGCAAAACTCATAATTTTTAATTTTTAGTTAAGTTGTTTTTTTTCTTTTTATTTTTAACTTAGAACTATCTACTCCATTTATTGCTTTTACTTTTAGCCCGTTTATAAATATATCCCCTGAAGGTGAAGTGCGCGCTTCATTATTTATATTTTTAGACTTAGCAGTTATATCTTTAACAGCATCGGCTTTGCCTTGCTCATAAAAATGATTTGCTATACTATCGGCATTATCTGCAGTATAAAGTGCTTTATGATAACCTTTTAAATCTTTCACACTTCCATCTTTGTTTAAGAACTTCTTAGTAAAGTTTGAAAGTTTTGATTGATTCTCAGCAACATCATTAGCATTATTAACACTATACCTAAAACGTTTTTCACCAACTTTAAAATCGAAACCTTCGAATTCATTGTTGAAATACTTATTGGTATTTTGTTTAAAGTCGTCATGATGTTTTTTTATCACACCTTGTTCTTTGTTATATCTATTGAAAAACTCCATTGCTTTTTGTTGTTCTTGAGTAGCGCCCGGTCTTAACTTAATCTCGTCGTAATACTTCTTTTTCGTTTCCTCCAAAAAGCTTTTGGCTTTTGCAATTTCTTCTTTCTTCGCGAGTTTCTTTTTTCTTATATCGCGATCTTCATCCAAATCTTCATCGTAAATAAATTTATCTTCCATAAGGAATTTAACTTCTTCAGGATCAAGATGTGGTCTAGTCTTTTTATAATATTCGTTTAGTAATGCTTCTTCACTAATACTAGAATAATCAGCATTTAATCTTACGTAATCTTCTACTGTGCCTCCAGTATCTTTCATGAAATCTACTAGTTTTTCTACATTTTCTGGTAGTTCTAGTTTAGGATTTTCTTTTATCTCTTCTTTAATATCTTCAATTACTTTTTCTTCTTCTTTAATTTCTTCAGTAATTTCAGTTATAGTAGCTACTGGCTCTTGTTTTTTCTCTTCGGTAGCTTTCGGTTCTTCGGCGTGTGTTTCTCCCACTTCGACGCCATCTTTGGGAAGTTCGCGTACATCCACCTTCGTTGTGCTTGACTCTGGAACGGCATCTTTTTTAATTTCAATTTTAGGTGTTTCTTCTTTCTTAGATAAATCTACCTTTACTGTTTCTTCTGGCTTTTTATTAGCTAGCTTTTTAGGTTTCTTTTTAAGTTTAAATTCACCTTGCTCTAACTCACCAGTAGAAGTTTCTTTTATTTCTTCTGACATAATATAATATAATAGTTAATAAATGTTATTGTGGCATCATCTCGCCTTGTGCATCACCACCTAGATTATCAGGTTGATTTGACTCAAAATCTGTAGGTAGTAAACCGTTTTTACGTTGATCGATCATTTTACTTTGTTGAGTTCCTTGCATTCTAACTCTTTCATCTTTTCGATCTTCAATATCTTTTTCTTTCTGCTTAGTAGCTTGCATATCCATTTGCTTCAACTGCATGTCATATCCAAACTGCTCAGCCATTAATTCTTTTCTAAGTTGATACTCACTTTGAGTTCTTTGAATATCAAACTGAGACTTAGCTTGTTCAAACTGAATATTAGTTTCGTTTAAAGCTTGATTTTTCTGAACTTCAGCAAGCGCAGCAGCTTCACTAGCTTGAGCATTGGCTTGAGCTTGAGCTTGAATTAACTGTTGTTTTTGTTGTTGTTCTAACTTTTGCTTTTCTTGTCTACGTTTTTTAAGTAGTTCGTTAGCAAGTTTTAAATTGTTTATGTTTCTAATATCTATAGCATCTTCTAGATCAATACCACCTTTTGATAAGGCTACTTGTATGTTTTGCTCTAGCATTTGCTTTTCTTCTTCGTCTGGTTCTAAATCAATAAATATACCAAAATCATGTATGCTTAATTTAGAAAGCTCATCTAGTGTATGTATATTATAATTAGATATACTATTCTGTAGTGACATTCTAGTTAGTGGAAACATCAATGCGTCAGCAGCTCTAAGTGATATATTCTCACATGTTTTAAGAGTTAAAAACAAACTGCCTTGTAGTATATGTCTAGTAGCAGTATTAGAATTTGCTGCAGCTAGCTTCTGTAATCCAACTAAAGACGATGGATCAGGTGTACTAGCGTCTCTTGCTTCGTTTAACCCGGTTACATCTCTTATCATTTGCAAGTAATATTGATAAGTCTGTATTAAGCTTTGCATTTTAGCACCACCAGAAGAAGACTGTAATTCTTGTATTGGAACTTTACCTAAGTTTTGATCTCCATCTTGAGTCATTGATCTACCAACAATAGAACCAGTTTGGAAATACATGTTTAAAGCTTCAGCTGGGTTGTAATTAGTACCATTACCAAGATCAACTTCTGCTAAACCATCCATGTCTAAATACACACCATCAGGTACTATTCTAGACATTACTTGTTGCAGTTTAAGATGAGTTAACTGAATCATATCAGCAAAACCTGTAATTCTAGACACAAGCGACTCTATGCGTCCTCTATACATTCTAGGAGCACATATGTTGTAACTCATATTAACTTTAACACTATCAGAATAAGGTCTTGTCATGTTTTCAGACATTTCCCATCTTAACATGTTTTCAAAACCTAAAATCTTAGCTCCACAGTAAAGTGTTTCTATTGATCTATAAGCTTTTTTAAAGTTGTCGTTATCTTCTGCTTCTAAAAATGTATCTTGCTTTTCAATAACTTTTTCTAAACCAACGTTAGTTTTCTTTATTTTAAAAACTTGATTAGTATAAGACTTCCATTCAAAGTATAATACTTGAACTGTTTGACCATCTCTCTTACCGTTCCACTCTCTACTATAACTACTATTACCTTCGTACTTTTGAATTTTTTCTAATTCACTGTTACTTATAGTAGGAAACTCTTTTTTAAGCTCAGGTAAACTAATGTTCTTAACTTCACCAACATAGTATAAATCTTCAAAGTTAGGATCTTCAGTATATGAATATACCAAGTTAACAGGATCAACATAGTCTAATACAATACCTTCAGATCTATTAAATGTAGTTTTAACAGCTCCAATACCTAGTACTGTTAAATCATAGTTTAATCTTTTTCTAATTAAATGATATTTATTTTTATCTAGTACTTGGTTTATTAATTCTTCTTCAGCAATTTCTATAGATTGTTTATAGTTTAATTGCATATGAGCTGGGAGCTCGTCTAAACTTTTTGGTGAGTCTTTATCTTTTTTGCTTTTAGATAAGTCTATTTTAAAATTCTTTTTAACAGCTTCATCATATTGTTTTAAAAATATATCATCTATAATATTTTGAGCGTACTGAGTTCTTTTTCTCATTGACTCCGGATCTTGAGCAAATGTTTTAACTTCGTAACTTCTTTGTGATATACCATTTACTACAATATCAACAAACTTAGGTATAATAGGTACAGGTTTCCAGTCTAAGTTTAAATAAGATAAATCACCGTTTATAGATAGTTCATCTTTATATTTTTGTATAGATTGTTCTCCTCTAGCATATAATCTTCTATTATGAAAGGTATTGTAGTTAGTCATAAATCTATAACCACCACCTCTGTAGTTGTTAAACCACTCACCTTCAATAGCTCTACCAACGGCTAAACCATAATCCCATGAAGCTTTCTCAGCATCAGATACGATCTGATCTGGAAAAGTGCTATTCATATTAGTGTAAATTTGCATTTATTGTATTATTTTTGATGTTGATCCGTTATTGTCATATTTCTTAAATCCAAGTTGAACTTGATTTTTAATAACATGGGGTATTGGTCTATACTTATTTTTATTGCAAGCCATTATCGCTAAACCAGAACTAATAGAAGCATCATGCTTGGTTCTGTTATTAATGTTAAATTTAGCCCAGTCTTCTAATGTGTTTTGGAAATACATATCACCATGCGTTTCTCCATTAAAACCTACGTAATCTTCTATATAAGTTTCTATTGCTGCTGCGTGTGCTTGTTTAATATCTTCACTAGAGTTAGGTATTCCACCTATTTCTTTTTCTGTAGTTGATAACTTATTCCAAACTTTATCAGGACGGTTTATACTAAAACCTCTGTAGCCTCTACGTTTAAAATAATATAATAGTCTTGGCTTATTATTCTCTGCAAGTATTGGCATACCGTAAAATATGCAAGCCATTAGTACATCTTCAAAAAATGTTTCTGCGGTTTGTGGTCTTGATATATACTCTAAAAAGAAATGATTAGGTGGAACATCTTCCATACTAAATTTAGTAAGACCGTGTAAAGACCCATTAGAACCTTTACCATCTACAGTTCCTGATATATCATAGCTATCGCAACCGAAAGCTCCAACGTGTTCAT